GATGAGACCTGTCTCGATGCAGTGCCCGTTACATGCCTTCTCCACCAGCTCTGGAGGAAAGACCTGTGCGTCTGAGGCGACATAGTCCATCTCATATTCCTGCCTCCACGCTCGGTCTGTCAGCTTCGCTTTTGCCTTTGTTTTGGCCGCCCAGTCAGGGTCTTCTGCATAGATAGGAATGCTTGAGTAGTGAATCTTGAAGCGGTTCCACCCATCGTCTGGCTCGCCATGCCAGAGGTTGGCGAACATGTTTCCCATCCCGTTTGGGGTGGACAGAAGGATCAGCTTTGACTTCTCCCCCAAAGTCGCCATCGTCGGTTGGGCTGCTGTGTAGATCTCCTCGGCTCCATCCAGGAACGCCGCCTCATCCAGTACAACAACCGAAACGCTCGGAATTCCACGAGCTGCGCGTGGTGTAGCAGGCAAAAAGTAAATCGTGCCAAGGCCTCGAAAGCTCAGTTCACTGTTCGATTCAGTTGTGAACTCAATTGATGAGTCCTCGATGCTTGCTGCCTGCGCTCGGATCCTTTTACCCAGCGCTCCTGAGTCAGTCGCCGTCTTGGAGAAGACAACAGCAGCGAAACCTGGCTCGGTCAGCGCCCTGCAGAGCAGATAAGAACACACCGTCTCTGATGCCCCGACCTGACGGCTTTTGAGGACAATCGTGTACTGGTGAGTGCATATGGACTCAACCAGCTCCTTCTGGATGTCGAAGGGGACAAATGGTTTGACGCTGCCAGAAGTTCGGATCCAGGTCAGAGGTGCGAACTCACTCCAGTTCTCAGCGGTAGGGAATTGAGGTTGAAAGCCGACAGCAGTTGAATTAAGGCGCTTAAGTGCTGCCTCTTGTTCACGCTGCTCCTGTAATTTCTCTAACCTCTCCAACCGGGTTAAGTGTCTGGCGTTTGGCATCTGCCTCTAGATGTTCAATCCTTCTCTCGACATAACGTGCCTCGAATTGTTTGTGGGCACTATCGATCAGGATCTTGATCGCCTGAACTTTAACGTTTACAGCAATTCCAGGATCTTCACTATCAATAATCTCTCGAAGCTTCTGAATTGCTTCAGGTAGAGCCTCCGAAGTCACACCAAACGAGCGGTGGAAGATCTCCTGTTGGTACTCCCAGATTGCGTTGTTAAATGCTTCTGTCTTCTTCCACTTCAGGATCGCACCTGTAGAGCACTTAGCTCTTTTCGAGGCTTGCTCCCAGGTAAATCCAGCAGCCAGCGCTTGTGCTGCTAATACCTGCTTTTCACTTAGTTGGGTCGGGCGTTCCATAGCAGCTGGTCAAGTTCTTCGCGGCTTCGTAGGCTGCCCATCGAATTGCCGCTGGTTGTAGGAGTAGTGCAAGCTTGGCTAGATCTTTGGAGATTGACAGAAGCTGATCTCGATCCAGATCGTCCAGCTGTTTTACAAACTGTCCGTAACGTAGCTGATCATTAACGCTAGGTTCAATCGTCCTCATCAAAATCCTCCTCTGATTCGATACCTTCATGTTGTTCAGCAAGAGCTGAACCTATTCGTGACATTAAAACTTTGGAGAACTTCAATACATCGTCATTATTACCAGCTTTGATGCCGTGTTTAATGCTTCTGAATAGTTGCTTGTTTTCTGCACGAGTATGCCTGGACTCTTCCAGGCATACACCGATCACCTCCTCCATCTGACCATATGCACTTTTTGTAGAGACCTTACGGGTGTATGCATAGGTCAAAACGGAGGCGAGTCCCCATTCGTCATAGCTGCGGACTAATTCGCCCTCGTCACTAATCTCCTCAAACTGCTGGGCCAGTGGATGCCTATAGTCAGCCGGGATTAATGACAATGGGACTGCACAGTCCGTTACATACTCCATATGAAGACGGGTACTGATCCCATCTAAGCGTGTTATGCAGCTTGGTGATTTACGGCAACCTTTAACGGACGAACTACACGATATGGCGCTCCTTCTTTTGTAAATCTGTCATTGGCTTCCT